CAAATACGCTGGACTAGAACCGGACTCGGAATCCACAGTCACGGACAATTCAGCAGGAGTTGTTGTAGTTGCTTCAATACCTACTTTTAATGCTTGTTTTGTACGGATGTTGTCACCCATAGGTTGCAGGGCAGTTTGCACATAACTTGAAATATTAGCACTTGCATCGGCATAAAGCTGGACGCAATTAGTACCGTTAGTGCCATACAAATTTACCTTACCGCTTACGGGCGCTGAAGTAATGTATTTGAGGTCATTACCTTGACTGGTAAAGAACCATTTTTTTTCAAAAAATATTGCTTGCATATAGCGAGCAGAGCTTGATGTTCCCTGATTTCCGGTGTACTTAAAGTTAAATGCAGCGCACAAAATGTTATTGAGTAAGACTTGTCCAGCCGTAGTTTCCTCGGTAACAAAGTCAATACTAGGGAAAACCCCATCTAAAGCATCTGAAATCTTTGAGGTTGTAGAGCCGACTAGCGCATACACCCCATAATTGTTCATAAAAAGAACCGAACGGAAATATGGAAATAGGGCATAAGCCAGCTTGGAACCCACAGAAGCGCTGACATTGGTATTAGTAAACAGAGTAGTACCAGTATTAGTAACCCTAACATCCGAAAACACATTGATTGAGTCATCGCCAAAAATGTATAGAAAGTTGTTAGCAGATAGCAATTGCTGGATATTGCCATGCAAAGTTGAATCTGAAATGGTTACTGCGCCAGCAGAAACGCTTGTAAAGTCACTAGATGAGCCAGCGGCGCTGTAATAAACGGTACGACCTTGAGCAATCCATACGCGTCCAGAAAAGCTAGCTATACCCACATTCTTGTCAGTTGTGACATTGGCTACTGCCGTTGCATTGCTTCCTACGCCGCCGGTAATGGTGACGGTGATATTTGCTGAATTGGTATAGCCAGTTCCGGGGTTAGTCATAATGACTTCGGTAACTTGACCGCCAGCCAAAATAGCCGTTCCTGCCGCGTTAGTGCCGCCTCCGCCAGTAATCGTGACTACGGTGTTTGCAGCATTGATGTAGTTTGAACCGCCATTAGTAACGGTGATGCCAACGGTACCTTGAGCAAAAGTAGTCAATCCAGCTACCGCAGTTGCTCCAGAACCGCCTCCACCGACTAAAGTTACGGTAGGAGCAGAGGTATATCCTGAGCCAGCTTCCATCAAGCTAATACTGGTTACGATGCCTGTATCTACAACGGCATTAGCGGCTGCATTAGCGCCCCCACCGCCTGTAATCGTCACACTTGGGGCTGAGGTATATCCAGAGCCGGGCGTGGTTACAGAGATGGCTACAACGCCTCCAGATTGTATTGTGGCACCAGCAATAGCTTGCACACCATTTGAAAGGTTTGGAGCGCCAATAACGACTTGAGGAATAGAGGTATAGCCTGTTCCAATATTGGTCATGCCAATAGATAAAACGGAACCCGAGCCAGAACTAATTGAGCAAACGCCAGTAGCCTGAACTCCATTAGCTTGGGTTGGTGCTGAAATTTGTACGGTGGGCGCGGAAGTATAGCCGCTTCCTTGATTGGTTAAACCTATAATTCCAACAGAACCAACACTAATAACGCTAGTGCCATCCCATGTGAAATACCCTTTTACGGGGTCACAAATCAATAAATATTCATTTTTCCATTGGGAAATATTGATATTGTCGGTGCTAAAAGTGCCAGCAGCAGCAATTGTGCCTTTAGTTAAATTATCTAGTCGGACATATTCAGCGCTTCCATCGGACTCAAAAGCCACTAAATAATCCACCAATCCAATGTTGGCAGAAAAAAAATACAAAACTGTAAGGCTAAAAGTAATCCCTAAATCGGTGTAATTAGGAATAATTTTGAGGTTGCCATAACCAATTGGCATAGCATTTTCAAGCCAAGAAAACTCGGTGTCTTCAATGGCAGTACGGTTAGCTTTAGTGTCAAGACCTTTAAATTGTTTGACAATGGCATACGATTTTTTTTGCTCTGCGGCTGCCATAATTAGTATGGAGTGCTATAAGGGTTGAGCATCCTTCTGGTGTAAACCGAGGTCTGTACCGCCATAACTTGCTTGTCATATTGTTGCTTAAATATTTCAGCTTCTCCAAAGGATTGCTCAAAATACTTTGCTTGATAAGCAGCGTAGAACTGAACCGGATTGTAATACGGGTCATTGATGGTATCTGTGTCTGCAAGATTTACCATTGGTGTCGGCAAAATTACAGTATCAATTTCAACGGTATAAACTTGGTCTGGTACCGGAGAAATGTAAATCTGTGATTGCCCGAATACGCTAAACGCAATAGGGCGTCCAATATAATTTTGCCAAAAACGCAATTGCGCGTTGAAGTCTGTCCATGACAAATAACGCATTGGAATACGCGTATTGCCCCAATACAAGTTAATGTTTAATACATCAAGGGTCTGAGTGCCTTGTGGCAAACATGAAAAATTAATAATTTCAGATGGTCCTGCATATTGCAAAGTAACTGTTCCATTAAGGAATGTAGTGCTTGGCGGATATGGATTAGGACCAGATGGATAGTTAGGAGCGGTAGTGCTAAAGACGCCGCCGTTTACTACCTTGTAAATAAAGATGTTATAGACAACATAATCGCCGGTGTTAGCTGTGCCGCCACCAGTCCAGAAATAGGGTGTTGCACCTCCCACTACAGGCGTAGTAGGTACAGTCGTAATTTGAATCGTGCGTAAGCATCCGGTATCCCGGACTACGCGCTCCCTGCCAGCATTAATGTAATCTGTTAATTGCTGGTCGGAGTAAAAGTTTCCATTAGCATCATGCAAGAGTCTTCTGACTTGCGTGATGTAGCCTTGCAGAGTTTGTGACATTGATTTTCCATATTAAGCTGCTTGGCTAAGGACTTTTCCCCCTGCCTTCTTTTGGGAGGGCAAGGGTACTCTTTCCACCACCGGGGATAACGAGTGATTCTTTTTTGGAGCTTGCTCCGAAATTAAGATTTTGGACAAAATAGCCAAACCTTCCGGTACTTCCGCTTTAGTTCTAATTAAACCTAAACGAGCAAGGAATGGTTCTTTATCCATCTCCATGTAACCAAATAAGTGACGAGCCACTTCTACCTCCACCTCCACCGTCTCCCCGATAGGAAAAGCGTACGGTTTAAAAGCATAATCAAAGTGTATGGGTTTTTCCCATGTGTTCGTCACAAATAAGGTTGACATAATTAGAAGCTCACAGTATCGCCATAAACACGAATATCACAAGTACCATTGGTAACTGCGGTATTCACTTTTACAAATAAAGCCTGAACGGTATAACCATTCACAACGGTTGTCGTGCTATACGGGCTAGCAACAGTCAAGTCCTGATAAGTAGTAGTCGCTGTCAAATTGGATAACACGGTAGCCGCAACTACCGCATTACTCGCATTGCCATCGTTAGAAGTCAGAATAGACACATTGGCTGTACCAATATTTCCATTCGGATTCTGAACGGTTACGCGTCTAATAATTACGCTTCCTGAACTAGCGGCATTTGCCCCTGCGGTCAAACCGCCGCTAAGAATAGGAATTGTAATAACAGCATTGCCTGTTGCACCCAGAGGCACGCCAGTAGCGGAAGCAATGGCATAGTTGCCAAAGTTTGCCGCCGTATTTTGTGCTACTGAATCTACGCTAGACATGGCTGCTCCTTATTTGTTGTATGTGCCTGATACTGGTTGACCGCCGTTAGTAGCAAACAATGTAATCGTTGGTGTGCCAGAAAGCACATTAGCGCGTACATTGTAGCCGTCAGCGATGAACAAGCCGCCAGTATTGTTAGCAACAACAACAGCCCAAGTTGCATTGCTGATATTGCCGTCAGTATCGGTATTTAACTCGATTGTGACATTGGCAGTAGGAGCAATGTAGTAGATGCCGGCTGGCATAACAACAGTAGCGTTACCAGCAGCATAGGCTTGAAAATAGCCAGATGCCGCGTTAGTTGCTACATTCGATACTAGGATTTTATTGGAAGCTAATGACATGGTTTATCTCCTTAGATAGAAAGTGAGTTGTAACCGGTCACTTGTGTCATTGACTTAGGCTTGGTATTAACCAACTCTGCAATCATTAACACAGCACCAACATAACCAATCTGCCAGTTAGGTAGAGTGGACTCAAATCCTGTAAATACGAACGAACCTTGGTCATGGATGTACAGAGACAAGTAGTTAGTATTTAGGAAGTACACAGTACCTTCAGGGCAATATGGGTCTGGATAGATTGGAACACCAGCGACCATCAAAGCGCGGAAAGCAGCTTGAGGACCATTGGAGTCGCTATCAAAACCATGACCGGGGGTGATGACATACTGTTCTTGACCTACGAAGTCTTGAGCAAGCAATGTCCATGTACCAAATCCGCAAACACCAAAGCTAGGCATTTCAGCGCCGTTTTTAACGGTACCAGAAATGTATTGCAAGATGTTTTGACGGGTTGGGTTTACACCACCAGCGGCATATTGCTTAGACTGCCACCATGTGTAGGCGCTACGGCTGATATTACCGTAAGTACCAGAGCTAGAAACGGCTGCTGGAAGACCGATAAATTGTTGATTGTTTGTAGTGTTGGTGTACAAAGCAGTTGCCATTGCATCCATCATTACATTGGTTGCATCGTTCATACGAGCTTCAATCAATGGAATGATTGCTGCGTCTTGCTGAACTGCACCTTCCATACCGAGGAACGGTACTGGAGCAATCATCAATTTCAAGTCAAATTCAGCATTGAAAGCACCTTGCTGGACTGAAGGCTGGTTGAATGAACCAGAATAGTCAGACCATTGGGCGTTCACAAATTGCGAACCCTGAACTGGAACGGTTACTGAGGATACACCGCCTGAAGCTGATTGACTGTTAGCAATCAACGCAGCCATCAATGGTGTGCTGTTATAAAGCTGTACTACGAGTTTGGGAATAAAAGCCCGGCGTGTAACATAAGTCAACTCATTATATTGACTTGTGCCTGTTGCCGGAACAATCCCTCCGCCTATTGGCATAATAAATCTCCGTTAAAAGTAAATATCCCCATTTACTGCGTCTTAAAAACCAATTGGTTTCGGATTTCTCCGAAGTTCCGCTAATGCTTTTGAAGCCTCATCTCTAGCTGCGCCAACTGGGTTCTTATAGTATTTACCTAGGTCGAACTTGCTGACTGCGCTTGGATTGTAGCCGGTAGGTGTTGGTTCAGCGGATTGCTTCATCCAGTCCCAATACTCTGCGGCAACCTCGTGATTCGTAATACCTTTTTCAAGCATGACTTTTTCAATCTGCTCAATATCTTCATCAGAACTCGCCAAGCCTTTTTTCATTAGCTTGTTACGGCGCTTATTAAGGTCTTCGATAGCATCGCGCTCTCGCAACTGTGCTTCTAATGCCTGTACGCGTTTTTCAGACGCGGAAGCCACTCTATTTGTGTAATCCTCAATATCTAATTCAGGAATATTCAAATCTGGCTTGGCTTTTTTGGTCAAGCGCAAAAATTCCTTGCGAGTATCAGGATTTTCGGACAACTGTTGCGCTAGCGCAGCCAATTGGTCTCTTGCTTCAAACGATAGGTCTTCTAAGCTCATAATTTATCCCCTTTTCTGATTTAGATTACTTTTTTGCCATCGCCGGGCTTTTGAACTTGCATCTTGTTCTTAGGTCCGGTTTTGATTGGGCTATCTAAACCACCAAGCTGTGAAAAGCGTGGAGTGTTAGTAATAACGCCGTGTTGTTGCGTATTGTCAGTAGGACGGCGAGGTTGGCTCGCGCCTCTTGGCTTAAATAAATCCATGATTTCTCCTTATTGAGCTGGACTCGGTTGAGGTGTTGGACCCGCCGCCGCCATTGCTGGCATTGGAGGCATATTCGGTACTGCCGGTGCTTTAGACATTGCTGTACCTTCAGGCGTTGCACCACCAGCTTGAGGCAAGTTTTGAAGCATCTGCAAAATTTCAGATTGCTGCAACTCTTTAGTTTTGCCCTTACGAGGACCGATAACTTTGTTTATTACATTAATGGCATTAAGAATTGCTTTACCTTCTTCGCTATCTGAGCCAACGGAAGGAAGCGCTTGTTCTAACAAGTCTTGAGCCATTGAAAGGTTTACCATTGCGCCTTCTTTGTTACCCATTTTAGGTTCAGGCGTTGACATTGGTGTACCCATTGGAGCGGTAGAAGAATCCGACATGCCGTTTGCCTGTGGTTCAGGCGTAATATTTGGAGCTGGCGCCCCGCCGGGTTGTTGGTTTTTAATCAACTCCATCATTTTATCTGGTGGAACACTCATATATTTCCTTAATTAACAGTTAAATACTATTTATTCTAACTATCACAAATTGTCAAGTGGGGAGGTTTATTTAGTTTCCTCCTCCCCGTAGGACTTGTTTGGTCACCCAAAGCAATCCTTACGGATTACTTGCGAGCTTTACGACCTTTGCGTGCTTTGCGTGCCATGAGATTATCTCCTTGAGCATACGGTCACCTATTTTTAGGGTAAGGCAGCCACAACCCTTTCTCCCGTGAAGGAAACCTTATCTACGAGTCTTCCGACTTTTTTTATAGCTTTTACGCATCATAATCTCCTAAAAAATTATCCCCTACCTAATTCTCTACCAGTTTTACGGGTATCTCTACCAGTAAATGTTTTAATACCTTGTACACGATACTGCAAATTTGCTGGAGCAGAAGTCTCACGCAATGAGCTAGTGCTTACCCTAGGCTGGTCCGCCTTAGGAGATACCGTTCCTCTAGTTGCCATTATGTACCCTCCGCCAATTTCAAATCTGGTTTACCGCCTTTAGGCTTTGGCTGCGCTGGTGTTGCTGAAGCGGCGCCTCCTGCCTGTGCCTGTGCTGCATTTTCTTCGCGTTTCTTTAATCTGTCTTTGAGCAATTCTTTCATCGGAGGCTCAAGCAAGTCAAGTAAAGATTGCTTATCAATAGCTTGCGCTTTAAATAAATTAAATGCAAGTGCGCGTAAGTCTTCAGTAAAGATTGGGCTATTAGAGTGGGCGTCCACTTTAACCACAAAGTCTTTAGTAAATTGTTCTGCAATAAATTTGTTGCCGTACTCATCAGAAAAGTGAGTATTGTCATAGGCTTGCATGAGCTTGAGATATAGCGTTGCGACTTTCTCTAAACTATCTTCAACAATGAGAGCGCGTTTCTTAGCGCGGCTTGAACCAAGTCTAGCCAATTGGCTTGCGTGTCCAGCGGAGCGTACACCTTGCTCGCCACGACCACTAAGAACGCTACTGATACCGCTAGCTTCAGCGAACATTGCATCAACTTCATGTATCACCTCAAAAAGTTCTGGCGGCATATTAGGCGAGAGTCTGTCCACTTTGCTGTTAGGCATATCGTTAGACACAAAAGACCCTGCGCGCTGGAAAGCAAACGCTTTCTCATCGGTAATGCCAGTAAAGCCAGTAAATACGGTTGGTGGGTTTACTTGTTTAGAAAGCAAATCCAATACCTCTGTCATACGGTTGTTACGCAATCCTTGTAACTGTACAAGGCGCTGAACCTCTGACAAGCCCCAGTAATAATCAAACTGAGGGTTAGGAGTAATCTGAACAAAAGGACATTCGCCCTTTAGAAATAAAGACGCGCCCGGACGGTCATAAATAACTATATCGGGGTCTGCCATTGTTACTACTTGATAGTCTTGAGTATCGTCATTCCATACCCAAAGTTCGTGCATTTTGATTGTGTCTTCAGCTACCCGAGCTTTATAACGATTCATGCCAGCTAAGTCTAAATCCACATTACCGTACATCTCAGGTTGAGACTGTGACATGATAATTCGATTAACGCCTTCAGGAACTTCATCGGTTTTAGCGTGATAGCCTGAAGTGACTCGCTTAACAATCTGCTCGCGCTTAGGATGCTTGTACAGTCTGTTGTACAACTCGCTGCGAGTAATGTAATAAATCTGAACAAT